AGCCAGGTTACGAGACAGGTTTGGATCCAGGTTTGGATCCAGGTTGAGAGCCAGGTTAGGAGCCAGGTTAGGAGCCAGGTTAGGAGCCAGGTTTACAATGAAGTGAGGAAAAAATGAGTCAAACCAAAATGCGCCCAGTTTGGGTGCAGGTTAGAAGTAACATTAGGGACCAGGTTAGGATCCAGATTTGGAATCGAGTTTGGATACAGGTTGTAAGCAAGGTTAGAAATCAGGTTGGGAGACAGGTTGAGAGCCAGATTTGCAATGAAGTGAGGAAGAAATGAATTCGAAAATGCGCCCAGTTGAGAGCCAGGTTAGGAGCCGGATTAGGAGCCGGATTAGGAGCCAGGCTGTGAGCCAGGTTGGGCTCCCAGTTCGGAGCCAGGTTGAGAGCCAGATTGAGAGCCAGATTGAGAGCCAGGTTTGGAGCCAGGTTGAGAGCCAGGTTTGGAGCCAGGTTTGGAGCCAGGTTTACAATGAAGTGAGGAAAAAATGAATTCGAAAATGCGTCCAGTAACTATTGAAATTGGTAATCGTCCTGGCTGTCACTTATGGCGAAGACTTGCATATTTGATCGACGCCGCCGTCGATAGAGACGACGGGAATCGTACGTGGACTAAGTGTCGCCTAGCTAACGCTTACAACTGGGCAGTCTTCGATAACATGATTAGCGAGATCCAAAGACCTAGAGTCAAACCCGGTCAAGTGGTTGCAACGGAACAATCCCTTTAAACGAAATATTGAATTTAGCCGATTGTTTAGTCCCAAAGTTCCACGCTTCAGTAGAAATCTTGGCTTTGGGGATCAAAAGAATATCCTCGCCCGTCGACCGATCTTGGATCCTGATCGAAATATAAGGGTGTGACAAGATATTGTTTGCCAGCGCGGTCGCGCCAGTAGCTTGAAAGCCACCAGAATTCTTAAGCTTAAGGCCGGCAATCGATCCAGATACCGAGCTTTTTACCGGAATAATCTCTTGCGGATAAAGAGCGTCAACGCCCCAAATCTCCGTAGCACCATTGTCGATGGTATAAGAAATGGATTGAACTGGTGGGTATAACTGACCATTCAAATAGACTTTTATGTGCGCGCCAACGAGCGTAATTGATTGCATTTAATCCTCGTTCTCGCCAAAAACGTAAGTTTTCTCTGAGCCCGTACGGCCCCAACGGCCTAAGCCTTTATCGCCAGGAAACAAAACGACGAATACCACTGTGATTCCAGCTGCCGCCACCTGATTAATCAGTTCTTCAGCGTATGCGGCACCGGCCGCCACATCCGTAATATAAAAAGGATAATCGAGCCCGTTAACCAGTGGTTTATAAGGCGCATTCACACCGATTAACGACACGTCTTCACCGATCGGATGGGTTTTCTTAAACGTATAAGCTGGCGAAACGTAAATCGTACCATCAGATGGTCGACCAATGTACGGGACTGGGCCTTCTTCATTTGCGGTGCCAAATCCAAAACACAAGTTGCCAGCTTCATCCGGAAGTTGGCTCGAGTCTGCCATTTGGATAATACCGCGAGTCGCTGGGGTAACTATTTGGCTTGTAGTCCCAAAATACTGGGTAATTGCGTATGGCTTGGTCGTATCAAAAATGTAACTTCCAACATCATTCGGCTGAGTACCTAGAGGAAGGGCAGATTCCTTTAAGTGGACCGAGCCGATCCGCAGGCGCCGAACCACCTTAGTTATGGCCGGTAAGAAGACTTGAAGGACGTTTTGCTGCGATTGATAAGAAGTAGCGAAGTTTGGCGCCGAAATGACCGTGTGTCTAATTGGCTGATAGAACTGTACGCTAGTCGCATTACCTTGCGTAAAAGTCTCAAGAGTATAGAGTGGATTGGCGTATTCCACGTAGGCATCACCTAATAAGCCACCTTGTACTGCGGTAATGGTGAACGTTCCAATATTACCAGGATTGGCCGGGCCACCATAAATATTGACGTAATCGCCGGCTTTTAGCTTACCAGGCGATGGATTGGTGCCAGCCGTCCAGGTCATTCGAATGTTGCCATCGTCGCCAATGGTTAAAGTCCACTGCGTCGTTGCGTCTTGCGTAGTGGGTTGAAGGCCTGGGAATTGTAGAACGTTTTGTGACCGGCCACCAAGGACGCGAAGCGTTGACGACGGGCCAGTAGTGGGCGAAATGATCATTACATAATTGCCATCGCCATCGTTTTGCACGTTAGCATAACCATTAAAGTTTTGGGCTTGAAGCGTACGCGTAATGGCGTCAGCCGTTTCTTGTGCGGTGGCGGCGGCGATGTCCTGAAACTGTGACGCCTGGAACTTTATCTGTACCGGGTTTTGATCATCGAACTGGAGATAAAGATAATCACCATCAACCAAAGAATAAGGCTCGACGTTCTGGGCTTTAACGGTAGCCCGCGAATATTCAACGCCGTACATGATTTCAAGGATCTTATTGATCAGGTCACGAACCATCTTACGATTAATTACGGCTAGCCCAAGCTCGCGGAAGACGTCGTCTGATAAACCAAGGGCGCCGGGCTTTTGGATGCCAAAGTCCGCTAAGCGCTGCTCGAGGTAGCGATCGGTCGCAGTAGCGATATACATCGACGAGTTGACCGCTTGCACGTTTTGGATTAAGGATGCCCCTGGCATGGATAAAGACCAAAGAACCGCGTCGGTATTCCCACCAAATATGGATGGATTGAAAAAACGGCGCAGCATATTATACGCCGCTTGTTGCTGCGGGGTAGGATTAAAATCGGCGGGCGCATTCTTTATTGCCATGTATTACGACCCAATCTGGAGGACGGAAATGTCGGTACTTGGGTTAATAATCTTCGACTTTTCAGATGGCTGTAGCGTAATGAGGTCGTTTGCCGCATTGTATAGCGGGCTCGAGATGGCCGCAGAGTACACGCCAGGAATCGATTCGACCGCCGCCACGATATTGCCGATCGGTATCGATTGGCCAATCGGGTTAGAGTCAATGAGCGCTTGAACGGCATCCTGCACTTGTTCAGTGATCTGGGTAAACGGCGCCCCAGTAATAAGGCGGACCGCCACCGCGACCTGGACTCGGCGGAAAAACGGCGGATCAGTGAACACATCAGCGCCAGCGGCCACCACACCAGGATAAGTAACATTATCTCTAGGATCACCATAGATGATACGATTGACCTCGGCAAGGAGGCCAGTATCATACCTATAAGCATCCAGCCCATTAACGGTAGTGGTAATAAAGTCGAGCTTATTAAGCGCTGTAGCTACCACATTGGCAGTTGTCGTAATGTAATCCGCCTGGAAGCGGGTATCAAAAATAAGGTCGGACTGGGCCGGGTTGGCTGGATCAACGGCGTTATTGTATACGACTTTGTAGCCTGTATACGGGATAAGCTCTTGAACGTAAAGGCCGGAGGCGCCAGCATTTAGAGTGACCGGGCCGATTGCGGTTAGAACTTTAGACACGATAACCGTATATTTATCGACGATATCCGTGATTTGATACGTGCCTTGGTTTGCGGTACCAAGAACGGTCGTAGTGATACCGAGCGTGTCGCCGATGTTGGTCGCATCATACTCCCAGAAAACCAAGGAGGCGTGTACGTACGATGTCGGTAGGGCGGTAACCGTCTGTGCAGTAGCAAGCTTATTAAAGACTTGGAACGATGTAGCCGAAGACGTCACCACTTCAAAAGTTCCCCGATTATTAGCGACAAAAGAAGCACCGAACGTGACTTGATCACCAGGCCTAAGGGTTGAAAAGTTGATTGACGTACCAGAAGCATAAGCGATGTTCATTAAACCATTATTGACTGGCGTAATGGTAAGGGCGGTAGTTAAGTCACCACCCGAAACCGTGAAGGAGGAACCATTGACGGTGACTTCTTCTTCTAATGAAGAAGGATTATCGATCCAGAAAGTACACTGAGTACCAGTCTGAACGGCTCGGATGACGCGGAAAGTCCCTTGATTTAACACATTGAATTCATTACGGAAAAGGACTTGATCACCCTCTTGCACGCCTATCGTCGCGGTAATGGTCGAACCGGTATAAGTATCACCCGCCATCGGATTATTCGAAATGGTGGCGCCACCGATCGGCGCAGTAGTCGTAACGTTGATGACCGATGTCGATGCCGGTGTTGAAATCGTGATGTTGGATCCAGCAATGGTCGCCGTGATATTAGCGATAAGAGCTAAAGCAGCAGCCAAGGTAGATACGGCCGTGTTGACCGCGCCAGAGAGCGTGATCGCAGTAGCATTTGGCGTATGGCCACCATTAGCCGAGGTTAGAGTAACTTGGTTCGATGGGTTGGCTGTATTCCAGGTAGTAATGGCCTGGTTAATGGTGTTGGATCCAGTAAAGGTCAAAGTGATTGAATTACCATTAAGTCCCGGTGTAACTGCCTGCAAGGTCGTGGTAGGTGTATTAAGCGCTAAGGTTCCAGAGAAAGAAGCGGCGATCGTGCCGGTTTCCGAACCACCGGTAAGGGTAACCGTGGCAGCGTTTGGTGTTTGCAGCCCATTACCAGAAGTAACCGACGCCTGGTTTGATGGATTGGCCGCATTCCAATTGGCAATGGCTTGATAAATGGTAATCGAGCCAGTGTAAGTGATAGTGATCGAGTTACCGATGATACCACCATTAGAAGCCGTAATGGTAACGGCCGTAGCGGGTACGGTCGGTGTACCGGTATAAGTGGCCGGCGTAGAGATGGTCGATCCAGTTAAAACGATGGTACCAGCCGATGGCGTTTGCAAACCATTACCCAAGATAAGGGCGCACTCATTACCAACATTGGCTG